ATCTTTAACACCATCAATTTGATTATTTACTTTTAGTCGTAATTTAGTTAGACCAATAGAGGGATGATAACTAATACCCATTAAATCAGCTCGTGTTTTTAACACAGCTAATTCTTGTTCATTAAGTTGTTTTAATTGCTCTTCTTGAGTCAATTCAACTTTAGGTTCTTCTGTTTCATTTTCATTTGTATTACTTTCATTTGTACCGTCAGACATGAGTGTATCCTCTTAGTTTAATTAAAATAAAAAAATAGCCCCCATTACAGGGGCTATTTCTATTTACTTATTTGCTTAGAATAAAGCCAGGGCTTTAACCAAAGCAATCCGTTCTGGACGAAGAATCATGATGCCGTAGTACCACTTGATACTATAGAACCCAACTTCACCATAAGGATCGTTGTAGCTATCAGCTGTTTCTTTACCAGGTTTCTTATGTGTAATCTTAAACTTGACAGTCTTACCGTCAGTTTGGAAACCAATAGTAGTAAAGGCACCACTACCAACAACGAGCATTGGGAATACGTCAAAGTTACCGTTAGTTTCACGGAAACCTTTAGTATTAGTAGTAACAGCTGCACCAGCACCAGCCCAATGCATCATTTCAGGAACAACAATGATACGGAACTGATCAACAGAACCAATTTCACCTACTGCTACATTACCAGCAGAAGCATACTTCTGTACTGGAATGAATGCCTGATTACTAAAGCTATCAGTCATTTCTTTAATAGTAGGAATCATTTCTGAACCAATATACATATAACGAGCTGCATCAATGGTCTTGGTATCAACCATACGAGTGCCAGTAATCAGCTTCGTATTTTTAGGACAACGGTTGTTATCCAGATCAATAGACAAACGCATTAGATCACCGTAAGCCAGTTCAGTTTCTGCAGCGTTGTTACCATTTAAGGTAGCAGTAGAAGTTGCTGCACCAGCATAACGAATAACACCAGCACCATTAAGAAGATCAATCTGAAGAGCATCTTCAGTCATCTCATTAGCAGCCATGATGGTTTCACGATGGATATGCATTTCCAGTTCAGCATCTGAATCAAAATCCAGAGATTCCTGGGTATATTCATCAAAGAAACCAAACTTTTCAATAGTTCCTTCAAGTTCAATACGTTTATACCCAACACGGTTAACACGACCACCAGCTTCCGATAGAGCAGGAATTTTAGCAGCGATAGTGCCGACATCTTTAGATGAACCGTACAAGTTACCAGCTTCCATAACTGCCAAAGCATCAGCCAGGGCAATTACACCAGTATCATCAGTACCAGAAGTAATGGTGATAAAAGCAGGGAAACGATAACCTAGGTCATATGCTAAACCATCAGTAGTATTAACAGCGTCTGCAAACTTCAGATCTGCAGTAGCACCAACTAATGTTAGTCCAAGACCACCACCAGCTTCTAGTTCTTCACACCATTCAACAACTGCAAGAATTGCAGCATCTGCAGCAAGAGCAGCAGAAGCATAATCAACATCTTGTGGACCAGTCATATAACGAGTTTGACCTACAGCATAACCAAAGAAAGGTGAACCATTTGGAATGGAACCATCAACAGTAGTTACACCAATTGATACCTTCTGATTAACAACTGCACCAGCAGCATCAATACCCTGATCATTAATATTCGCATCATCAAGCAATGGAATATAATGGTAGCGTTTAATCTTCTTACCCATATTTTTAGGCATAGAAGTAACATCAGCTAACTGAGAAAAGAACTGTTCTTTCTTCGCTTCAATCAGCGCCTTTTTTTGGAAGTAATCAGTCCGTACTTGCGAACCAATACTAGATTCAGATCCTCCAATCGGATCATTATAAATTTGTGGCATAGTCAATTACCTTTATTTAATAAAACATTAATTACATAAATTTACTATCACCAAGTTTTTCTATGGCTTCATCAGACATAGATAAAGGATTATATTGAGAATCCTTTGATTTGGTTTTAGTTGCTTTTGTGGAACTTGCGGCTTTTTTACGGTCACGAAGTTTTGGGTCCACGGTTTTTGTTTTCTGTTGCGTAGTAGTAGTTTGAGTGTTTACATTATTACTGTCATCTGGTTTGAAACCCCCTGCAGCATTGATTGCATCACCAACTTGTTTATACGCTTCCACATCCGATACACCTACTAATTTACCAAGCATTCGTTGCTGATCTACAACATCCATAATCTTGCCATAGATACCATTACCTACTTGTTCATTAATAACTTTAATCGCATCTGGATTTTCAACCAAAACCTGTTTACTGGACTCATCCCACTTATTGCTTATGATATTAATTGTTTCATTAAATGATGGAGTGTCCTTGATATCATCAAGCACCACATCTAATTCCACTTCTTTATCATCTACAGTGTAAGATTTGGATTCATAGTTATTTTCAGATTCTAGATCAACTTCAGTAGGATCAATCCCACTATCTTTCATTAATTTCTTAATTGCTTCAGGATCTTTTTTATCCAGGTCAATTAGGAAACTTAATTTTTGTTCATCAAGCAAACCATTATTATCAAGCATTTTAATAAGTTTAAGGTTGGGTTTAAGCCCAGCCATTTTCTTATTATAATTGGCTCCCATTTGCATTAATGTACGAGCATCATCAACATTTTCTATAGTCATGTCACGACCATTAGCTTTAAATGGAGCTAATAGTTTTTCATACTCTTTTTGAAAATTTAACTCCGCATCGGAGGATTCTTCTTCTCCGTCAGAAACCGATTCGCCTTCTCCCTTGCTGTCTCCGCTTTTGGCTTCAGCTTCAGTGCTTTCTGACTCTCCTGATCCTGAGTCGTTTCCAGATCCTGATTCTGGTTTTCCGTCTCCGTCTGCTCCGTCATCACTTGATCCAGAGGACTCTCCTGACTCTGATCCTGATTTTCCGTCACTTCCGTCATCGTTTCCTGATTCTCCATCATGATTATCTTCCTCATTAATTTTAGTAGTTTGTTCATTTTTAGTTTCTTCATCATCTTTATCATCATCTGGATCTTCTTCAGATTCAGACTTAGTAGATAATTCCTCTAAATCTGATAAGGATAATTCAGCAAAATCTTCATCAGAAACATCTAATGGATTATCTAAATTAACTTCTTCGTTTTCAGAAGAAATTTCATCATTAGTTTCTTCCAGCTCTACAGCTGCTTCCCCAGGCATTATGCAGCATCCTCTTCAAGAATTTCTTCACGAGTTGCTTCATCAGCTTTTAATGCATTTGTTGCCATATTACCTAATTGCATAATAGTCTGAAAATATTGACGTAAATAACCAATAGCAATCATTTGGTTATTAATACTTTTTTGTGATTCATCATCTTGCATACTATCATCAGCACGCAGTAAAACTAGACGACTAGCTTCTTTTTCAAAATAGTCTTTATGTACTATTTCTACAAATTCTTTATTACGAGATAAAGTTTGTAATGATTTCATTTTATCAATACTTGCTTTAGCTTGATCAATACTAAGTTCTACTTGTTGTAATTCATTTTGTGGTGATTCCATTGCTCGTGTCCTCTTATTGAGTTGAGTGTTATTTAAACTTTACTACTTACTTTAGGTACTTCATCAGGCTCTAATATACTACTTGCAGCTAATTTATCCAATTCTGTACCTCTATCATGATCTTTCTTATCAATTTCTTTAGCATGATCAGCTCCAGATTCTTTCTCCAGGAAGTCCTGATCCTGTTGATCAGATTTACTATTCAGATTCCTCCCTTTAGCAAGTTCAGTCTGAGTTTTAGCTGTCTTAAGATCAACATCTACAGTATTTTCATTAGCCTTAGCTTGTTCATTAGCGACTTGAGCCTGTAATAATTCAACTTCCAATTGTGCCTTAGCAACAGCAATAGGATCAGGTTGAGGCTGATAATTTTCAATTGCTTTAGCTAAAGCTGGCATTTTACGTAAACGCGCAATTTCTACCTGGATCATTTTTGTTACATTAGGATCTTGATTAGGTCCCAAAGTTTGTAACATAAATGACAATTCCTGAGCTTTCTCATTATCAGCTTCAGCAGTACTAATTGTGAGAGTTAAATCAAAATTACCTGCTAAATCATCTTTACGAACTTGTACAAATTCTTCATTGGTAACCCTGACAATTTCAACTTCATCCAGGAATTCACCATTCATTGCAATAATTTTACGCCCAATATCTTTAATACCTTGAGCTAATCGGCGAAGAATACCTAATTCACGTTTAGATGTAGCATCCAGAGCACTTCTGATGCCTGTAGCTGTTGCTCCCAGGGATTGACCACTGATGCCTCCATGAAAGGCTTTAACCCCTGTAAGGCTCTCAGCTTCAGCATTTTGCATATTTAACATGTATTCTGCTGATTTAGGAATTTCAGGAAAGGTATGTTGATAAATAACCTGTTTTGGATCAACTACAGCATTGAACTCATAATCCAGACCTCTATCAAATTTCCGTTTATTAGTAACATCTAATACACCTTTACGGGTACCAATTTGACCATTAGCACTGCGACCCAGAATATCTATCATTCCGCGTGTGACAGCTCCAATAATTTTTTGGTTATCTTCTAATAATTCTCCATCAGGTTCACCATAAATATCTTTACGAACTGGGAGATATTGAGCAGAGACAAAGGGAAGTTTTTGATCAGGAAAAGGATTCTCTTCAAGACGAATCATTATATTACCGACCCAGGTAGCAACAAATGGAATTAGTTTACCGGTGTTGTGAACATCTCTAAATCCCCAGTATTCATATGCTACAAATTTCTTACGAGGTTTATCTGAAAAATTGAATGAGGAATCATCCTTACTTTCATGATCTGGTTCACTAAGAATAGATGATGTACTTATTTGTATGTCATCTAAATTTGTATACTTACCGTCTTGTTCTAATTCAGCAAGAGATGTTTCAAAACTATAAATAATAAAATTAGCTTTATCTAAATCACCCTGACAAGTAGGATCAATAACTAGATTATTGTAATCACATACTTCTACAGTTGGATGATTAGCAATTGTTTTTTCTTCTAACTCTTCATGTTCCCCAATTTGAACTTGTTCTAATGCAGTACCAGCTTCCATAGATGCTATGTGTATTTCTTTTGCTTCAGGAGGAAGTTGATCAAGTATTAAAGGATTTTGTTGCATCGCTTGATGCAACTGGTGAAACTCTAATTGTCTTATCTACTGCAGTACGTACATAATCATCAATAAATTTTACTTTTTGTATTTTAGTATTAAATTGATTATTAAGAACTAACCCATTTTGTATAGCAGCTTTTTTATCTTCATACGTAACAGGTTCAGTATTAAATAAATCATCAGTACTTAAGAAAGGTTCACTAAGAGAAGCATAACGCCATTCAGCTTGTTTACGAATTAACTTAGGAACAATAGAGGATCTACCAGCACGCTTCTTCATAGCAGCATTGCCAGTAATATTTAAATTATCTAACCAGGTATTAACTTTAACTACATGACTTTGATGAGATGATCTAGATTCTTCTAAATCTTGTTTTAAATCACGAACAGATGGCTCATTACTCCACTCTGTAAGATGATTATCTTTATCTACATCTGAAGCATCTACAGCTTTATTTTCTTCAGAATCTAATGTGTAAGAAGCAGTCATACATTATTTACCTTGTAAATTATGTTTCTTAATTAAAGCATCACGTTTTTCTTTTTTATATAGAATCATGCCTTTAAGTTCCCTGATTTTTTCAGGATCAGTAATATACTGTAATTTCTGAGTACCATCAGAGATAGCTTCATTAAGACTATCCATTCGGATTTGAAGAGCAATGTCACCACCCATCGCAACGGTCATGTAACCACCTTCAACTTTAGGTGCGAATATAGTACTAAAATAAGTAGTAGCGCCCCAGGTTACACCGGACATCATTATCGCAAGGGTTAGATATATAGTTTTAGCAGCTCCTGCTATTTTAGCTGCTTTATCTAAGCCACTTACATTTTCTTCATCAGCCATAACTAATTACCTCAAAAATTTAGTTGTAATTTTTTCTTTGTACTTTTTACTGGAAGACTTTCAAATTTTCCAGTAGCAGTACTAATAGCTT